AAAAGACTTATATGAATCCATGTATGAAACAAGTGACTTAAATGAGATTTTAAATCTTCCTGTTCCTCAGATGTCAGAAACAATTAAAAAGCTTCCAAAGGGAGCAAAGGAAGCTCTTAAAGGTATTGCTTCTACAATGATTGAATCTCACGCTCTTGATTCAGTTCACAGAATTAAGGCTCTTGATGAAATTTTTGGCACAAAAATGTTACTTACATTGGTTCAGGAATAGTAAAGGAGGCTCACAATGACGCTTCCATATGAAACAATTTTTTCACGAACAAGAGGACGAATTTCAGATCCGAAGGAACTCTCTCTTGACGAAAACGATTTGCTTGAAATATATACAGAGCGATTAAACAATGTAATTTCTAATCCAAGAGTGCGCAGGCTATTCTCTTCTCTCACACTCGATGATGAAATTCAACAGTTGGATTTTACACTGAATAATTCAGTAGATGAAACGGCTGATATGAATTTTGTCATAGGAATTCTTGTACTTGGAATGACGATTGAGTGGTTACAGCCACAGGTTGATTCTATTATACACACATCAGTAATGATAGGTGGCAAGGAAGAAAAGAAGCTACTTGACAATCATAAAAATATGATTGACCGTCTGGATTCCATGAAAACTGAATTGAATAAACGTATTCGTGATTACGGATATATGTACAATTCCTATATTAACACGGAGTCCTAATATGCAATACATATATGGTGACTTCACAGACAAGCAAATCAATGAAGCAGTTCGTGCAATACATGGCGACATTCACAAGCTACTGCTCTACAAAGACAAGACAATTGAAGAGAAAATATTTGAAGATGATGAAGCATTTCTCGTCTTCTTTGAGAATGTTATGTTTAAATTAGGTGGCACAAAAACCTTATTTAATGATAACGGACTTATGGTAACTCTTATGGCAACTTTACAAGGTGCTATGGATAATTTTAAGAGTGACCATTTTAGTTACAAAAAATTCCGTAGGGCAATCTTAGATTCTCACGGATATATTAAGCAAATGTTTGAGGAGGTGGGTTGCGATGCCGAGTCTACAAACAGCTAGGCGTGTCGCAAACGCCAAGAACAACGGTGCTAAAACGATTGGTCAGATTTATAAGGAACAGTCTGACGACATGATGAATTGGACTTGGGACAATGATAAGCAGAGTAAAAAATGCTATATCTATGATTGGAAACATGACGATTCGCCAGATATAAATGTTGGTATGACATATGAGAATACTACAAAGACACCGATTGATGCGAAGATACTTGTAAGTAAGTATGGTTCTATTGATAAGGACTCTCCTACTTTACAGTGTCAGTTCAGACCAAAACAGAAAGAATACTTTACAGAAGATGACGAGCTATTCTATATGGAAGAATACAGAAAGAAGTACCAATTAGTTGATATTTTTGTGGGGATGTTTTTGGATATTCCAGATAAAGATGGACTTTATCATAAACATTTAATCTGTATGAAAGATGTTGAACAGGACTTTCAGAAGTATTTCATTTTACCTTGCGATTATCTTTTGCAGTGGATTCAGACTAAAGCAGATAAAAGATATAAGAGAAGTATGTGGTGCGTTTTAAAATCACAGTCTAGTTACAACTCAGGAATTTGGGTAGATAACGTGACTGCAACTCAACAGAATCAGGAACTTTTGTTCATTCCAACAAATGAAATATCTGATACAATCTATTATGTTTCTGAAGACAACAATAATAATCAACGGCTCATTGTAGACATTCCAAACTATTCGATTGAGAATTGGACACCTAATACATGGGTGGTAAGTAAGGTTGAACGAGTTAATGTCCGAGGAAGGACAAAACTTACTCTATATCAGAAACCATTCAATAGCAATACTGATTACATCGAGAAAGATGAAAACGGTATTATCACAGGTCTTTGGGCTAACTATTTTGGTGGTACTGCCCCAACAGATCCATCTACTCCAACTATTCCCCCATCTTCTATTACAGCAAAAATTTCAGCATCCACTTCAACTATCAAAGTTGGTGGCTCTTATAAAAATCTCACAGTAAATCTATTTAATGATTCCAATGAAGATATTACAACCGAATATGCTGATGCAACTTTTACATGGACTTGTTCTATTGACGATGAAGATTGGACTGATAAAGTAACATGGCGAGCTGGTACAGAGTACAACCAAAAGAAAGTAAAGTTTCCCAACGACACTTCTACTATCAGCAAAATACTGTCGATTAAGTGTGAAATTGTTAAGGATGACTTGCCGATTAAATCTGAAATTTTGTCGTTGGAATTAACTGAATAGGAGGTGTTTTATGGCAGAAAAATTAGTTACAAAGAATGATTTGCTAAATAAGCTTCGTGCATATAAGAATACTCCTGATGATGAAAATATTCAGTATAAGAAAAAGATTGAAAAAGCACTTATGCTTAATCCATGTCTTTTATATGCACTTAATGAGAAGTCATTAGAATCTGAACTTTTTGACGATGATGGTAATATCAACTGGGAATGGAACGAAGATACAAAAGAGTATGAACCTCTTGGGGAATGGGATAGATATTTTGGTGGAACATCCAATATCCGTCCTTATTTGTTTATTCCTGACACTCAGACGGAGGTAAAACATTATATCTGTTACCAAGTATCTTTTGATGAAATGCCTCGCTATCAGGACACATTAAAGTATACAAATGTTATATTTACTATTTTTGTTCATGGTAATGACAGAAATGATAAATTAACTGGTATTCCAAGACACGATCTTATTGCTTCTATAATAAGAGAGCGATTTAATTGGTCGAATATATTTGGAATGCAAACACATCTTGTATCTTCTAAAGAGTCAACGACAGATAATAATTATATTGTTCGCACTCTTGTATTCCAAGTTGTTGACACTAATGGAATTCATAAAACAACAGATGGAAAGTCTTCTATTATGAATTACGGTATAAGGCGGTGATTATTTGGATGTATTAGAAACACTAGATAATCTTCAATCCGCTGCCGAAGAAGATATAAAAAAGAAACAAGAAAAAAGTCATCATCCAGAATACCATTTTGACAAACTCAAAATGTATTTTGGTGAGGATTATACAATAAATGGTATAACTATTTCAATTCCAACTATCGGTGGTATTTTAAATATTGGTGAAACTAATTTTTATAGAGCATTATCACCGTTCTTGAACAATTCTACTTCTATAAGAGTTCTTCTTTATGATGCTTTCAAAAAAGACTGGAATAAGACAAAAGATATTGAAGTGTTTTATATTTTATATCAATTGTTAAGAAATGCAAATAATGAAACTATATTTGAACCATTGAAATTAATTTTTAAAGAAAATGATTTTAATGATTTCCAATTAATTCATATGGAACGAAATAGAAATGGCGAAGAATGTAACACTCTTGCTTTATATAGTGAATTTCAAGATATATTACTTTTCGAAAATGAATATTTGGAAATAGCAGAGTATATTCGAACCATGATGAATGTTCATCCAAAGGTGGAAAAGGCAAAAGGTAAAACAACAAAACATTGGATATTACAAGAAGACAAGATGAAAGCGGCACAAGATAAAGATAAAGAAAATGATTCTACTCTCTTACCGCTTATATCTAGCTGTGTTAATCATCCAGGTTTTAAATATAAATTAGAAGAATTGAAAGAAGTAAATATATGTCAATTCATGGATTCTGTAAACAGAATTCAAAAATATGAACAGGGAACAGCTGCATTAAAAGGATTATATTCCGGCATGATTTCAGCTAAAGATATCCCTCAAGACTTAATCAATTTTATGGGCGAAATTTAATCGCTCATTTTTTATTGCATAAAAACAATTTCTAAAGGAGGAAAAAATAATGGCATTTAAATTAGGTGACGTAATCGTTGATAGATTACAGTTTGGTTATGGTGCAAAATCTAATGGTACACCACTGTATGCTTTAACGCAGCTTACAGAAGCTAATATTGATATTACAGCAGATTCAACAGATATTAACGATAAAGATGGTAACTTAGTATATCGTAAATATACTGGTAAAAAGGGCGAAGTAACTGCTACAAATGCATTCTTAAATCTTGCAGTTATTGAGGCAATTTCTGCTACCGATGCTGAAATTGCAACTAAAGACAAAGGTATTGTTATGCCAATGATTCAGATTGTTAAAGCAGGTGATACATTAGATATTACTGACTATGTAGAAGGATCAGTTGTTGTAAATTCTCTTTCTGCCAAAGGTTCTATGGGAAAAGAAGAATATAAATTAGGTGTTGGTGATGCTACTGCTACAACATTCTCAATTAAACATACAGATGCAGTTACAGAACCGTCAGAATCTGCTAAACCAGCAAGTGATATTTTAACACCACCAACCGCAAAAGATGAAGCTCAGTATATCGTTAAATTTAAGAAAACAATTCATAGTGGTGCAAAAATTACTAACTCTGGTAATAAATTCCCGAAAGCTCATGAATTATTCTTCAAAGCGTTAGTAGTTGATAAATGTGATACAGAAACTTTAAAGGCTGCTATTATTCATATTCCATCATTCATGCCAAGTCCAGAATTTACTCTTGCTCTTCAGGGCGGTGATTCTCAGACAATGGATTATAAAGGTGCTATGATGTTAAATGCTTGCTCTACTGATTCTGAGTTATTCTCTATTTATTACATTGACGAAGAAGAAGATGACATTTAATTAAAATAATTTAAGGGCAGTTACTACTGCCCTTTTTATTAAGGAGAAA